GTATCATCTACTATATCTGTAGTAAGGTCTGTTGGAACAGACTGAGATTCTTTATTAACTTCTTGTGAGGCTAAATAATAAGCATTTATTTCTTCATTAGATACACCTTTAGCACTAGGGTCATTCCATATAGAGGCAGAACCACCTAGTTCATCTATTTGTTTTTGCCAATTAGGTTTAGCTACTTTTTGTACTTCAGTGTTGGTAGGCTTAACTACTTTTTGTACTTCAGTGTTGGTGGGGTTAGAAGATGAAGCAATCATCATAGATTCTATCTCATCCTGAGAGTAACCCTGTTCAGTAGCAGCAGCAATAACCTCACTAATGGTAGCTACACTTCCCTCATTAGTTTTTATAGAACCATTACTAAGACCAATAAGATAATCATTTTCAGTTATAGAATCATCTCTTTGAAACGAAGCATCCGAAGAGATAACTTCTTCCTGAACGTCCGGTGTAATGGATTCCGTAACGTCCTCTTGAGAAGTGAAATCTGAATCGTCTTTTTTTTTTAATGTAAAGTTATCTATAGAACCTACATCATAACCTTCTTCATTAAAGAAAGAATATAACTTCTCCCTCTTTACATCATCAGTTAATGCAGATGTAAAATTATTGAAGTCACCTAAATCGTAACCCTCTTGATTGAAAAAATCAAATAACTCTTGAGCTTTAATCTCGTCCATAATCTAGTCTTGTTATATTGAAATAGGTGTTTTTTTCTTTGGAGTGCTACCTTCTTTCTTTTTACTCTTAGGTAGATTTCCTGATTGACCTAGTTTATTAATAGTCAACAAAGGAGTATTGAGGTTTATAAAGTTGTGTATTGATTGCTCAGCATTAGGCGAATCTAAAAGTATAGTTGTAGTTGTTTTACCATCAGGGCTAGTAATTAATATAGCATCTGTAAAGGCTTTATTAGTATCAAATGTAAATCCTATATCACCATAAGCCATTACTAAATTTTCTTCCGCTTTATCTTCATCTGCAATATCTGCATCAGTTATAGTATATTGATTAGTAACATAAGAACTGTAATCCTTTAACAATGTAGACTCTTCCTTGTTTGATGCCTCTAACTTCTTTTTTAATAAGTCATTATCAATCATTAAGTTCTCGTCAAGATACTTAAGCTCTACCTGTCGCTTCTCTTCTAAACTTTTTGCTGCAGTTATCTCAGCCTCTTTTTTTGTTATACCTAAATCCTTTTCATCTTCAAGGTACTTAATCTCTATCTGTCGTACTTCTTCTGCACTTTTAGCTGCAGTTAAATCAGCATTATATTTGTCAACCTTTAAATTTTCTAATTTAACTCTATCATCTTTAGTAGAATTTAACCAATCTACCTTAAGTTGATTTATGTCGTTACTTAGTTTTATTGATTCTCTTTTTACTTCTAAGCTAGAAGTCTCTGTTACACCTATCTTAGAATTTATAGCCGTCCTAAGTATATCTGTAGCTTCATCAGTTTGATTCTTCGTAAGTAAAGGTTGCGTAGCTCCGCTATTAGGATTTGTTGGGTCAGGAACTAGATATATAACACCTTCCTCCTGCACATCAGGAAGTTTATTGGTATCTAGAGTTACAAACCTATATTCTTTACCTGCTCTGTTTGTAAGTATACTAGCTGCGTTGTGAGTGTTAACTAACTCCCCACTTATAATATAGTTCGTAGCTTCTATAAAGTCATCACTTTCTTTCATATTTTCAACAAGACCAACATCTTTATCTTCAATAACCTTCTGATACTTCATATCATACTCTCCCTTGATGCCTTCAGAAAACTCTTTCATATTGAAGTTGTTTATCTTACGCTCAACGCTATTCTTTAAACTGAAGACTGACTTTCTATCACTAGGTTTTGAAGATGGCACAAGTTTCCCGTTGCCATCGTCAACCAATTTAGCAAGTGACATCTGTCCCGATACAGGGTCTATATAGATACCTGTGCTAGAAGGGTCACCAAACGCTTGTAATTGTGCATTTTGGTATACCTCTTCAGCAGATGCCTCTCCTGAACCTGCTCTTAATAAACTTGCATCGTAGTTTGTATTAAACTTATTAGACACATTGAACATATCTGTAGTTCCCTGCTGTAGGTTTGCACGCATTGCGTTGTAATCCCTTAAAGGTAACTGTCCTGACTTAAGTTTCTTATCTAAGTCAAGCATATACATTGAAGCATCATCAGCAAACCTAGCCATCCTTTCATTAGAACCAACGTGCTGACCTTGAGGTGTGTCGTTAAACTCACTCATATAGTCACGTGACTCAGTATCAAGTTGTGTCTTTAAATCTTCTCTTCTTTTTTGCTCAGTCGCCAACTTAGTACTGAGGTCAGTACTAATCTGACCCCAATCAACACCTTCAACAACAGGTCTTTCGCTTTGCTTATAATATGATTTAGCCATTATTTAATTTTTATAGGATTACCATTCATATCAACAGCGAGGGGTTGTTCATAAATATTAAATGGATTTTGTGGAAGTACTATTTGATTCCCTGTTTGATTATTCAAACCCGAAGATGTTATGGAGTTTATTTGTGGTAACGTGCCTCCGGAATATGTAGTGGGAGGTGTAGTAGGATTCTGTTTATACAACTCAGAGTTTTGATACATACCCATACCAAAGTCTGCGACTCCACTTACTGCTGATTGTACGGCTGCATTTGATGCATTCTGTGCCTGTGCTGATGCAATACCGGCTCCCTCTGCTTGGGCTAAACTTAAGTCAGATTTTGCTGTACCCAACCTAGCCTCCTCTGTGGCTACTAGCTTTTGTAGAGCCTCCAAGTCTTTAGTTTGATTGTCTGTAATACCTTGTTGTGCTACATTAGATTGAGCTAAAACCCTACCTGCTGTAGCTGCACCACCTCTCTCTGACTCTTTACCAACCTCCATAGCTTGGGCTGCTGATTGAGCTATAGCCTCTCTTTGATTGTCGTAAGGTGTCTTGCTAATACCAAGTTCTTCAAAATAGTTTACATCAAGTTGAGCCTCAGCCTTTTTAAAAGCTGCATCTGCTGCTTTTGAAGCGTCCTTAGCTAACCTATTTTGTTTTGATGCTTGAGCGATAGACATCCCTGTAGATGCTAAAGTTGTTCCCGCTGCTATTATTGATGTTACTGCCGCCATATTATAATTCTTTAATCATTTCTTTATTGTATGAATCTCCCGTGGTATAACCTTGCTGCTCATAAACACCAATAAGTCCGTTATGCTTTATTAAGGCATAAGCGAACTTATTATCTAGGTTCTTTGCAACTGATGTTAATGTCTCTATCAAGATTGATAATGCTTCTTTACGTGATTCCTTATACTGTTTGTTTGATATAATCCAATCTACCCAAGCTACTTTTGAGTTGGTGTTGTATAGAAATCCTGCACATACAGGTGTATCACCATCCCAAACTATTATACCACCTTGACCATCCTGAGGTAAGAAATCTCTGCAAGGAGCTTCCCATCCCCAATCCTTCCACCACCCTTTAAGGATGTTGTCGTAATCTTCGTGCTGTAGTGGAGTAGTTTTAAATTTCATTTAGTAGCAAAGATACTAAATTTTAAGGATAACTTTTCATTAGCTCCGACTCAATAGCGAACAGCTCACTTGCTGTCGTTACTGTATTAGGTAGTGTAAGAGTTACCTCAGCGTAATGACCCATAACACCAAGAGATTCAGCCTGTGCGTTCTTAAAGTACATAACAAAATCACCTGTAGTTGGTGTGTATGTTCCTGTTACGTCAGTTATAATACTAGGAAAATTTTGACCTACAGGTATTCCTGTATAAATACCTACAAAAGACATAGTACCACCTGACCCTGCGTATATTGCATCACCAATAGATAGCTGACTATTAATTTCTATTCCAATTGTAAAAAATATTGTACTACCGGCATTAACAAGTACTTCACCTAATCCTCCGTTTGCTCTAGACCTAAAGTCAGACTCAGTTAACGTACCACCTGCAGTAGCACCATTGGTTCTAACATAAGCAAAATAGTTCCCTTCTTTCTTAACAAACGATGTGTTTGTTATTGAGCTCGACTGAGCCGCTACATCTGTAAGTATCTCAGCAGACCACGCATCAGTAGACTCAAGGTTAAGAGTCTTAAAGAGCTTATTATCTAAAGGAGTTTCATTGATAACAGTCTTAATAGATGATGAATAAGTAACTCCATAATAACTATTACGTGTAGCATTAGTATTGTGCCTGTAAAGTTGACCGTTCTTAAAGCTATAGAAATAGTTATTCATCCCTATCATATACTCAGGGTTGTAACTGTAAAACGAAGGAAATCCTTTAGACCCCTCGCTGTATGTAAGTGTATAATTCGCCATATCTTTATTTTAAGTGCAACTTCCTACTTCAATAACTATCCCATCTTCAACTTTTATAAACGCATAAGGAAAGGAAGGGTTTATAATACCTCCAACTTTGTTATATCCATTTATACCATAATAACCGTTTGGAGGTTTTATTCCCCCGTTAGAATCGTTAAATATAAAGTCATTTAAATTTATCCGAACATCACCCCCAACTGTTGCACCTAAAACATAACCAACATAACAAGTATTTTCATAGTTATTATTTGCACAAGCATCAGCTAATGTTGATTCTACATTTGATATAGCAAAAGACGGTAAAGCTACAGGACACCCTATTGTTATAGGGGCTGATTGACCCCCACAAGGGAATACTGCTATTGTTCTTAAAGTAAAATCAGCAGCAGATGTTTTTGGGACGTAAAGTATTAAATCGTTTAAAGTTTCCTCTGTAGTAGCAGACCTCTTATTAGTTAATGATACCGTACTTAAAACATTATCGGTTACCCAAATAGTTCCATTGTACGTATAAGTTGGTAACGAAATAGAGCTAAAATTATAAGACGAGCAAGGAGCTGTGGCTCCACTTGAAAATAAGCTTAATTCATTAGTAATAGGAGCGTTGATTTGTCCTATAGATAAACTATTTGTTGAACTAAACTTAACATCGAATTTAATATTGTCTTTTATTAGCTGAATACCAATTGGGAAAGATTGCACGTTTGGAACAGTTAATTTAATAGCACCTATATCCGAACCAAAAGTAGTCTTTAAATCAAACCTAGCAGGAAGAAGCGTATTTATACCAACCGCATCAGTACAGGGGTATGATACACACGTAGGGCAGGTTTCATTAATACCTAATACACCTGAAAGTTGGTATCTAGTTACTACTTCATCTGAGTAGTAACCATCTATCGAAACAGTAGACAACAAAGCGTCATCGTAAACTGTAGTAGCCTCACTAAATGTAGGGGCGTTAAAGTATTTTGTTAAATAATCTGACATAGTTTATTTTTTTTTAGCAATCACAGCCTATTACACTTATTACAATATCCTTAGATGCAGGAGTAAACGTAGGATAAGTGCTTGAACAAATTGTTGTTGACGTTCCCCCAAGCAATATTGTATTCCCTGAACTTGTTGATACTGTAATTGTAGTTACAGATGGGTTAGTTATTCTATACTCTGTATTAGTAGAAGCACACCCACAATTGCAACATACAGAATCTAAATTTGCAATAGTTGCTGCTCCTGTTTGAACACATAGCGTCTGTGGGGTTGCTGTCCTGAAGTCGTATATTAAATATAGGAAATCATCAGATGTTGAATATAGAAATGAAGACGATGTAAATGTTGGGTTAGAGCCCAATTTAGTTAGAGCAGTAGAAGCTGCTAACATTGCATTTAAATCAGAAACATTATTACCGTAATCTGAATTTGAAATTAAATATTTAAAAGTATCTTGATTATCAACGTCATAGTCATCTAAAGGCAACCATTTACTAGTCCTTAAGTCTACGTAACTACTATTACTAGGAAATACTGAGTCTCCTTTAAACCCTACTTGCTCTGTAAATACTGAAGCAAATATAGCGGCTCCTGTAGTATTTTCTATAAACTCAATCTGAGTATCAGGGCTAGAGTTATCAGAGTTTACATCTACAAAATTATGACCTATATGTAAAAACTTTCCTGCATCACTATTGTTTGTAAGAACTATTGTTTTTAAAGTAATAGGAACCCCTGTAGTACATTGAGGTGTTATTGTAGATGTGGAGCTACCTAAAGTATTTGTTATTGTAATTGAAGCTGTATTAGGTGTAGTTGTTATTTTAGCAAAAGAAACAAAACCATTACCATTTAAATTTGTATGAGTTGTTATTACTCCTTGATAATTTATTGATATACCAATAAAAGAACCTGCAGGTACATCGTAATTAATGATTGTATAACCCGTAGTAGTAGGTAATTTTACACAGAAAGTTTGCGTAGAATTTAATGGGTCGCCTGAGAAGTCTATAGTTCTTGAGGTTCCACACGGAGAACATACATCTTCGGTTGGTAACGTAACATCATTACTTGTTAGAACATATTCATTCATATAAGGGTCATAACCTCCTAACTTTTGAGTCTTAAAGCTATCCGTAAATAAGTCTCTAAACCAACCACGCATACCGTATTCTGATATAACATTCAACTGCTCGTTTGAAGCACTACTACCTTTAAGTTGCAATAAAGCTCCTCTTTTAGAATCAGTAAAAAATTTATCAGCTCCATAAGAAACAAAACTCTCAGGGTTATTACTAATACCAAAATCTTCAGTTCTAGCAATTTGAAGCCCTAAGACCTCAGGCACTGACGTAAGAACATTACCTCCTGAAGCATCAGACAATAAGTTCTTTCCGGCTAGTACATAGGAAATCTTATCTTCCTGTAAAACAAGAACGTCTGTCTTTCTACCGTCTATCTTGTTAATATCACCAAAGGATGATTCAAGTGGTTTAAAATTAAGAAGACCTAAATTAAACTCATTAAGTCTATTTATATTAGTCTCTTGATTATATAACCCACTATAGGTAATATCACTATATCTATGACTTCTTTTATATTCTTGCTCAGACGCAGATGTTACTCTATTACCTATGTTAAAGCCATCACTTGTAATTGAATCTTCAATCTTATAACTTTCAACTCCATTACCAAAAGAATAGCAGTTAAAAAAGTTTAAATAAAACACACCATTTTGTGAAGCAGTTTGGTCTTGGTCTAATACGTTAGCAAAATTACCTCCATCAAGATGAAAGCCATTACCATCAGTACTTATAGGGTAAGAGTCCTGTCCTTCGTACCATACATCAGGAAGTGCGTCAGTTGGCTTCGTTTCAAATACAATAACTCTGTCATTTCTAAGTATTGTAAATTCAGCTTGTATATTTGCTGACCCACCAAAAAGTACAGATGCACCACAAGCTCTTGTTCCTTTTATTAAAAAAGCAATTTCATTTGTAATAGAATCTTTATACCATTGATAAAAATATTTGGTTGTACTACCTGAGGAACCTTGCTCTGCAAATGTTTCTAAATGAGTGGTATTTGTGGCAGTAGTGTCTATATATGTGTTAGTTATACTACTAGGGCTTTTAGTTCCCGAATCTATTATTTGCCCGATATTGTCTTCATTCCACCAATCTATTATATTTGAATAATTATCAGAAGAAGTAAAATCTCTTTCAAGCTTGTAACTTCTTGAATCACATCCATCCCTAACCCCACCTGTGTTTCTATATAAATTAAATTTAATTTTTATTCTACTTCCCTGAGGTATATCCCAATTAGTAAATTCTCCTGTAGAGCTTAATGATTTTTGAAAGTTTTTATAAAACATAATAGCTCTACCCTCCGGAGTGGGGAAAGAACTAATTGCAGAATAAATTGAAGAAAACGTATCAGACTCAACTCTAACTTTTTCATATCCCGGAAGCACAAACGAACCTTCTATTGGTGCGGCTGTAAAGCTATTTGGTAATATTTTCATATATACTCCCGATGGTACAACTATAATAGTATTATTATCGTCTAGAGGTTTTATAAACCCTTCTAATTGAGCTTTCTTTTCCAACACTACAGCAGTGGCACAAGTTTCTAAATTACCTGATGAGTCAACTTTAACATTAAGTGTATCACCATCTTCAATTTTTGCAATATTCTCACCTTCTAGTAAAAAATAACAATTATTATCAAGAGGGTCTGTAAAAAATATGCTAGAGTATATAGTTTCATAAGTATCAGCGTCCGGTTTTATAACAAACTTATATCTTTTAGCCCACGAGGGAGCTCGTTGAGACGGAGGTATATTTACTTTTATTTTATTTTGAGTGAAACTGTTTAGGCAAGGAATAAAATTATTATTATTATCACTTGTTAATACAGATGTAGCTCTATTAAACTCATCCATATAAACCATACCAACCTCATAACCTCTGTTGCTATGAAGACTTCTTTTATTACCTGATTTTGAAAATGTTACAGAAACATTTGATAATTTATAAAACTCAAATTCTTCCGCATCGTTAGTTGGTTTGTTTTGAAAACCTACAGCAGGAATAGTTAGTATCAGTACATTCACAAGCGGTGAAACAGAAATCCCTTGATTTATTGTAGTTATACCGGAATTAAATTTAGTCCAATTATCACTCCCACCTGCTGAACCTAATGCGAGTGGTATGCTACAGTTAAATCTATCACTAAAAGAACTTCCATTACACGCATCAGTAATTAATGTTTGTGTACTTGAAAACCTTTCTTGAAAATCAGCATCATTTACCATATCAGTTACAGATGAAAAACTTTGCCTTAAAGTATACGTAAAACTTTGGGTAGTAATTGGTGTTGTATTAGGAGGGTCTGTAGCTGAAGTTCCATTAAACTTATCGTGAGCTATATCAAATACAATTGATATAGTAGAATTTACTAATAACTTATCTTGTACATCACTAAAGTCTGCAGATAATGAACCATCAACAACAATAGTTGACCCACTAACGGTATAATTTGTTGATACAATGCTTGTTGTAAGGTTAAAGGTTTCAGATACATTACTATCTATTTTCGTATAATAATCTAGATTAGAATCAACATCGTAACCCTCATAATAGTTTCCATACATTAATCTATTACCCATTAATGTTTGAGTATTAGCAAGCAAGGGCACGTTGTCATAAAGCCTTAATATCTCTCCACTTGAAAGTATGGTGAATATTTTTTTGTTATTAAAAGTAAACGTCTTTATAAGGTTATTTCCGTAATTTAACTTAGACTTATCTAGTGACTCTATTAATTTAATAGCATTAGATGTTGATTCTTTAAATAAAATATCTATTCCTGTTACTAAAGCATCACCTGTATTAAAAGATATTATAGCAGAGTTAATGGAGTTAATCATTCCTTGATTTAAACCATTAGAAATAGAAAAATTATTAGGCACAAACACAGGGTTTGTAAACTGAGATGTAGCAGAATACTCATTATCTTCATACTTATAACGATAAGCAAAACAAAGAAATTTATCTTCCATATATAAATCAGACTCACCTATAGTACTAGTAGTAATAGTAGGAGCCTGAGTAGGTGGTTTTGCTATAACCAATAAAGAATTATAAGAAAAATTATCACTTCCTGTAATACTTGAAGGATACCCATAATCTCTAGTGGTGTTTATTTTTCTAGGAGGGTTATAGTTATCTGTAAAAAATAATAAATTATCTATCTTGTCAACATTATTTATTAAATACCTTTCATTAAAATTTAATGTAGTATTTGTGACATCATTTTCATTTTTAAAGCTTACTATATGAGTTATAGTTGTATTAGTTTTAATGTTAAATGATACTATCAAGTCAGCCTTTCCTAGAACTGTATCAGTTGCATTTTTATCGTGTATAAACCAATATATAGTTTCATTAGCCCCATCTTCAAAAGCACCTATACAAGTAGCATTTGAACTTAAAGCATATGAGATATTACTATATACCCCTAAGGTTATATCTGTTAGTAAACTATTACCCTTTGAGTTTTCAACAGAACCAATCTCTGAATCTTCGGTAGAACCAAGTCGTACATTTAATGCATCAATATACTGTCCGTTAGGTACAAGTCTCTCGTCAAGCGACTTGTTCATCTTACCCGTTATAAAATTTCTTTTACTATTAGCCATACTACTTAATCCACTTGTTTTGTCCTCTTAGATTCATTAACAATCTACCCGGATGAATATTACTAATTCTTATTTTTGCGTTACGTAGAAGAGCAGCTTTCTTTTTCTTGGCTCTATTCACAACGTACTCTTGTACACCAAGCTTACTATCTAATATAGAGTATTGAATATATGAGTACACATATTCTTCAAATAATTTATTAACTGTTATAAGAGAATTATCACCACCCTCCATACCATCAGAAACATACTCTACTATTACACTCTTACCTGACATTGTAGAATCAAAATTAATAACTCCTACCTTAGCGTCTATCCTAAAGGTAGGATTAGCATTAGCTGTTTCAGTATTAAGACCAAATCTTGCCCCTATTGAAAAATCAAAAAACCAATTACCATCACAGCAGTATCCTTCTGAGCCATTATACGCACTGTTTTCGTTAAGGTATATTGATTTTTTAGTCCCTTTAATTCTAGCAATATCTATTGGTGAGAACTCAGGCTTTAACACACTACCCGCCTCATCAAACAAAATGTTTAAATTGTTATCTTGAAGATAAGCTGTAGCTGATGTAAGTCTAATATTTTCCGTCATTGGATACAAAACACCATTTTCAAAAAGAGATATTCTAACCCAATTAACATAATCTGATGGCAATATAAATCGCACTGCATCATTTACTGTTAACTCTAAAGCTTTAATTTCCTTAAATGCATCATAGTTAAGTTCTTGTACCGCACGTTTTGCGTGGAACAAAATTTTGTAACGCTCTTCGTTATTTACTAAAGAGTGATTACCTTGATACATTAACATAAAGTTATTTACTATATCCTTTAAGCTAACATATTGGTACGAACCCCAATTTGCATCCTCAGGATTTGCTCCTGAATTTTCGTAGTACTGATACTGAGATATATATGCCATTATTGTTGTGTATTATTTTGTGTTTCTTGACCTTGTGCAAATTGTACCACCGCAGCCTCACGTATTTCAACACCTGCGTACTGACATATCTTATTCACCAAATCATTTAAGTTATCAAGTGGTAACTCAAAGTCTTGGTAATCTGAACTAGACTGATTAAATACAGGACCTTGTGCTTCTAATGCTATATTGTAAGTCCATTTAGGTGTTAGTGGGTATCGCACGTACTGAGATGATATATCTTCAACTCCTGTAATTGTAGCAGGATACACGGTCATTATAGAACCTTCTGTTGTGTACGCAGGAAAATCTATACTTGGTGCTGTAATCATTGAATTTAAAAGCATAGTAATCTTGCTTTGATTCACACGTTCAACCTCTAAACCTTTATAAATAACTTTATTAATTAAATAATAATCAGAAGGCATTGTATAGGTGTTATCTGCGTCTGCAGTCTGAGCTAGTGTTGCTGTCTTTGAAAACAAGTCAATCACCTCAAGTATACCTTTTGATATATCCGCATAGTCAGTTCCTGACCTACGAGCATTCTCTAGGTTAAGCTGTGTGTTATATTGGTAAAAGTAATCCTCAAATATCTCTAACTGAGCTTGTTGGGCATACAGGTTAAAGTCTGATGGTGAAAGGTATCCGTAGTTATTCTTATTAAGTATAGCAAGGACTGTATTTCTTACTGCATCTATCATCTTAAAATCTTTTTACAAATATACGCAAAAAAAAAGAGCCCTATAAAAAGGCTCTTTAGTAGTTTAATTATAATGTTACTAATTTACATTGTAGTTTGTTATCTCTATAGGAGGAGTTATATTAAGAACAAGAGACGTTGCATTTGCATTCTGTGCCTCTATCATTTTGTCTTGAAAAAAGTTCCTCATTTGCTGAGGAGAAGTTAAACTAGTATCTAAATAAAATAAATTTAAAATATCAGCATTAAAAGAAGACTTACCATACGTTAATGTAATACTATTTACACCAATTTCAATAGCTGCTAAGTTATCTATACCTACCAATAAATCTCTTTCACCTTCGCCTGTTTGAGAAGCTTTAAATTTTAAAAACTTTGCCATATTAAGAAAGGTTTATAGTTTTAATATAATAAGAAACATTGCTTGAGTTATTAAAAAACTCATTTAGTGGTATATCTAATCGGTTACTAGTAGCGTTAGTTACTAATAACCTCTCTAACCAACGTAGATATAGTTTAGTTAAAAAAGAATCTGTAACAGGAGTTCCTATTGGAGTGTACTGTTGTGTGTTAGCACTATATCCGTGTGAAAAATCAACACTAAGTACTCCTACAATATCTCTAGCTGCAATATACCCCTCTATAGACATCAACACGTTTCCACGAGTGTCATCGTTAGGAGAGAATATTGAGTACCCTTGAGATACAACTGAGAATATATTACTAGATACACCTAATGCTCCTCCTGAAATTTGGTCAATATCAGTAACAGTAGCCTGAGCCATTGTCGTTGTATTTACAACCACATCACCTACCTTAATACCATCGAATGTAGTGGTAGTATCAAATAAAAAATTAGCCTGCACTGCCGCACTAATACTAGTCCCGCTTGTTAATGCTATGGGTATTCCTAAATACTTTGCCATAAGCTTATGATACTACGATTTCAGTTACTGCTACATCCGGTGTAATAGCATCTTGATTATTTGTCCACGCCTTTTGATATAAATTAACCATAGCGTTCTGTAGTTGACTCTCTAATAAAAAAGAAGCATCAGTAGGAGTAGTTAAAGTAGCTATCGCTCCACCAAGATAATAAACAATTGTACTTGTAGTTCCGTTACCAATAATCATTTTTACATTAGACAAACTTAATGTCTCAATCCCTGAGCCTGTAACAGCTAATTTTATAAATTTTTCCATTTCCGTAAGTTTATGCTAATGTTATTGCTGATGCCACTTTTGGCATATCTACTAAAAATTCTACTTGAGTCCAAGAAGTTTGTCTTGCTGCTATCATAGCATTAGATAAAGCATCTCTTACATCAAAAGCAACTGCCGCAGCGTGAGCTATTGTCGCAGTTGTACCGTCAGTGTAATCTACTCTAGTTGAAGTTGCTGTTGCACTTGCAGAGTATACGTGAGCTACATTTGAACAAGAGACTAATTGAGTTCTTGAAGATGCAGGTATTTTTAAATATTTTTCCATCGTTAAAAAATTAGATGATTAATAATTATACAAATATAGCAAAAAAAAAGGAAGCTTTTCAGCCTCCTTATTTTACTACTTAGTCTCTGCGACTTTCTCTAAAAACTCTAGAATCTCAATACCTTCATCACTCTGAAGGTAAGACGATACCACATACAGTGGGTCCTCACCAAACGGAATGGTTAGCATTCGTTTCTTATTAGTCGGAGTATTAAAGAATACTTCTTTCTTGTTTTTTCTAAAAGTTAATATACCCTTATCAAAGAATAACTGAACTAATGAGTCAATCATAAGCGTAGCATCACCTAATATATTAAGAAAACCTTGTGGCTCTCTTTGAGCAAATAAAAGAATGTCTCTACGTAACTCTGTTGAAGTTACTGAACTTGGGTCAGTACCAAATGCTACACGAGTGATAGCCTCAACTTGGTCTATTGTAAGCTCACGTGCTGCTATTAAAGCGTCTACCTGTATATTAAGGTCTTCAACTACCTCAGCCGCTTCTTTAGCGTCATCAATAACAGAATACTTAA